GTAGACTTCAGCTCTGTGTATGTTGTGATTGCCATGATTGTGTCCTGTTTACATCATCACGTCGAATATAGACTGCGGATTGTACACCTTGGTCTTTGGCGTAGATGACAGATCAAGAAGGCCTCTGACAGCATCGCGTATAAATGATGGCGCTGCTAGTTCTCTTTCCCCTGTCTCAATGTCTCTTCGGAACGGTAGAATATCGCCGTACTCGTAGCCGGGCTCTGGTCTTGGGTCCATGCCGATAGCTCGCATTCTAGCATCAACCTCTTGGTTGTGACGCGCTGCCGATTGAGCCTGCAAGTAATCCATAGGATCACCCGCCCCTTGGCTATCTGCTGCGACCATTGCAGCCATAAGTCCCGCCTCTGGTCTTACAAATGCAGTACCCTCAAATTTAGATCTAGCAGCCAACCTTTCCTCTGGAGAAGCATATCTTTCTACAGGAATGCCTTTTGATTGAAGAATGTTTATAGTCGAATCTGGGGTATCAATCGGCACTATTGCGCCGCCAAACTCACCAAGATCAACAGGCCTCATAGGCTTAGATTCAAAATACTGAGTTGGAGAAGATGTTAAATTAGACGCAAATGACTCAAGCTCAGAAACGATGTTTTCAGGAACGTCCTTAAACCCCTCTCTCTCAAGAGATTGCCTCATTCCAAGCCTTCCGGAGTTAGCTATAGCTGCTCCAACGTCATCCCTCATTTGCCAAGAAGAGTCAGGCCATGAATAAAACTGCTGAAGAGAGTCCTGAAGATTAAGAAGTAAATTGTCATTGCCTGTATTTGACTCAAGCGTCTCAGTAGATAAGAGTCCCTTTGCCTGCCTTGCTTCTTCTAAAGTGTTTAATCTTGGCTGCAATGAAGCTCTTATTTTCCCAGCTCCAAAAGTTGAAGTATCCTCAGTACCAGAACCAGTGCTCTTTTTCATGTAAGAGACAATGTTTTCGTTTGTAAAAGGCTTAATGTTTACATTTCTAGATTTTTTTGAAGAGGCATCAAAGTACAAATCAGGATCAAGATATTTATCCATCTCCTTATCTTTCCATGAATCAAATGCTTCCCTGTTTGACTCCCTAAACTGCCTTACCTCACTTAATTTGATGCCTTCAGGTATATCTAATCCTACATCTTTGCCAAACTTTCTAATTGCACCTTCTGAAAAAAAGAAATTATCAAAGTTGTTTTGAAGCGATGAAGGAGAGCCGCTCGGATTTTTACGAGAAAGCTCAGACAAAGCATACTCGGCTTCCGCTCTATAAACAGGCTCTATATCCTTGTAATCATCTGCAAATTTTTCAGCGGCTCCTTTGGTTGGAAGCTTAAACGGTCTAGGTGACCTCACGGTGTAAGCATCGCTAGACCACATCGCGTTGGCTTTATTAGCTTCTGGAGCTAAAAGCTCTGGCCTTCCAACAAGTGTAATATCGCCGAAATTCTCAAATGGAATATCTTGCTTGGTTACGCCGATTGAAGGCGCAGGTATGCCGCCGAGCTGCTCATATCTAGCTATAGCTTCTGGGCTTGTATTATGTAGGAAGTTCAAGAGGCCTTTTACAGCCTTGCCTGTGCCTGCCATGTTATGTCCTCATGTGCCGATAACATGAGTATAACACAGACTAAGCGATCCCTCGGATGTTGCGTCGGATAGGTGCTCCCCAGACGTGTGTAGGCTTGTAGCCCACTGCAAGGTAGCGGAAGGAGTCAGATGCGTGTGAGGTCCAATCGTGTAGAGGTCTGCCACGCCATGCCTTACCGTTCTCGTCCCAATCCCTGCGGTACTGCCTTAGAGCGTCAATGCCACGCTCGCACTTCTCTTGGTCAAACCAACACTGCGGGATCATTGAGCGGACCTGCTGTATACCGTCCTCGATGCTGAGCATAGGGGCCACGATGACGTTGTTAAGGCCTAGAGACTGCAATACCTCTAGCCTAGACTTGCCAGTGCCTAGCTCCTTGACCCGGACATCGTGCGGCAGGATATGTTGGTCGTAGGTGTAGCCCTTGCCCTGGAGCATCTGCACATAGTGATCTAGGGCGCAGCCAGAGTTCTCGTAATAGTCAATGATTCGGATCTCTTTGCCGATATACTGTGCGAACCAGATCACGGTCGTGTCGGCCATACCAAGGTCCCAAGAGGTCACCACGGCAGTAGACTTGTCGTAGGGCACAGCGCAGAGCTTGCCGTCAGTCTTAGCCTGTAGCATCTCTAGAGCGTAGTAGCTGCCCTCAACGTGGATGCGGTAGTCGCCTTCCCAGACGTGCTGATAGATGTCTGGGCGCTTCTCTAGATCCTCTAGCCTTGCCTGCTCTAGTACATCAGGGAACCACGGATTGTCTGACCACTGGAGTTCAGCGATCTTGGCGTCCTTTGGTGGGTCCTCACGGAATCGTTTGTGCGTTGCTGAGTTCTTGCTCTCTGGGTTCCACGTCACCCAGATCTCTGAGTCGTGCTCTCGGACCGACGGTATGAGCTTCTGCCAGGCTGTCTCGCTGACACTCTCTGCCTCATCTACCCAAGCTAGCAATAGACGCGACTTAGACTTGAGAGAGTCTACGTTAGTGCGGAGGCCTGCGAATGCGTAGTTGATCCTGCCGTCCTTGCTACGGATATACCGCTCACCGATCTCGTAGTAGTCAGATAGGAACGACACAGAGCTGATAGCTGCCTTAATCTCCTCGAGGGATGACTCACTGAGCGAGTTGAGGTGCTCACGACCACAAAGAATAATGCCTGCCCTGCCCGCCTTGCCTTCCTGATATCCCCTTAGAGCTGTCATTAGAGCAAAGGTGCGAGTCTTGCCTGATCCACGACCACCATAGGCGCCACGGTATCTAGCCTTGCCCTCAAACACAGGCACTAGCTTGTCGGGGATATCAATCGTCGCTGCTGTCATCTGCCCGCACTCCACGCAGTACAATACTGGTCGGAGCCAATGCGCCGTCAGAGCTTGTCACGTCCTGCTCAACGCGATCTGAGTAGCCGTGCTTAGTCAGTATCAGCTTGGTGATAGTCGGGTTGAAATCGCCTGTCAGACCGTTAGAGAACAGCTCCTTGGCTTGTCTAGCCATGAGGCCGTCTAAAATGTCCAAAAAGTCTCTGTTTTCTGTCTTCCAGTTGTAGATGGTAGACCTCGATACATCTAGATACACAGCCAATCCCTCAATGGTTGGGATCACTTCACTCTGTAGCATGTAGTCCTTAGTAGCATACTTAGCCGCCTTCTCTATTAGAGCGTCGGTCAGCTTAGTTGGCCTGCCTGTGATCATAGTCTTATTCCGTAGTGGCGTTCTAGGTGACGAACTATCTTGATGATCTCGTCGAAGTAGGTTTCTCTATCGACAGGGTAGCCTTTGCTGCGTAGGACGTCTTTGATCTCGTCCCTGGTCAGCGGTATTGGCTTGCCTTCGTCGATTACTATCATTTCGGTGGTTCTGTGCTACTTGCCTTTTGGCTTTCGCTTTTTGCCTTTTCCGTACATGACTCAGTCTCCTGTTTGCCCTTGCCGAATATCTGGTCCCAGTTAGACTCGAACTTATCCTTGTCTATCTTGAGAGGCCGTCTGCCTGAACCCTTACCCATATAAGTCACCGTGCTTAGGATCTGCCGCAGGATTAACCTGCCTCGAGTGCCTACTTACTTGGCTATGCCCAACACATATACCTGTTGGTATCTTCTCAATCTTACCACCATTTGCCAAGAATTGCATAACTTCTTGATCTAGCTGCTTTTGCAATGATCGCTTGTCAACAAATACTGGTGTCTCTCTTCTTCTAAAATCCATATGCCTGCTCTTTAAGCGGGTTCCAATCAGAGTTGTCTATCTGATCTATGCCCTTGCGCTTTCTCTCGTCTCGTCTAGCGAGCACTACCTTAAGGTTCTTACGGTCGCTGTACTTCATTCGCTCACCGCGCTCTAGGGCCGCCTTGGCTATCATGATAAGGCCATCGTCTGCGTCTCTGGTCTTCTTGAGCATCCAGTGAGGATCGTGCAGCATTTCTCGTTTTTCGGAGAATAACACGTCTATTGGCAACCCTATAGCCTCTACCAAGTCACGACCGTTGGCTCCACACGAGTGGCAGTGAGCCAAGACCTTGCCTTCCTTCTCTGCAATGGACATTGACGGATTTTTGTCACCATGCACTGGGCAACATGCCGTATATTTGTCACCTGACTTGCGGACCTTATCAAGCTTGTCCAGAATTTCTGCGAGCATGTGCCCTCCTTATCATCTTGTGCTTAATGAAGCCGAGCACGTCATCGCTCTTAGGCTTCCTTGGTATCTTGTCTATGCCTCTAGGCCAGACCTTAAATTTCTCTTTATAGGTCCACGCCGCCCAACCCTCATTAAAGCCTTGGTCTAGGCTGTACCCGAGCAGCTCC